CTTGATAGGAAGGGGATGGTTTACATGACCTTCACCCCGGAAGCAGGAATGACTGAGACTGTGGCTTCTTTTATGAACAACCTTCAGTCAGGCCAGTCTCTTACCAACTCCACTTGGGATGATGCCTCAGAAAAGGTGTTATCTATGAAGGGTAAGAGGGGGCACCTGTCTGAAATGGTTATGGAACAGATTCTTTCCTCCTATTCTCCTCACGAAAGGGAGATGCGGCGGTATGGGCGACCCTCTATCGGGTCTGGTCTTGTCTTCCCATTAAGTGAAGAGAAGCTAATGGTTGATCCATTCCACATTGAAGATCATTGGCCGCGAATAGCGGCAATAGATTTCGGATGGGATCACCCAACAGCCGTTGTATGGTGTGCGTTGAACAGGGAAGAGGAAGCTTTCTACGTTTACGACTGTTACAGGGCTTCTAAGGCTTCCCCCACAGTTCATGCGGGAGTTATCCGTTCCAGACCGAATTTCATACCCATAGCGTACCCACATGACGGAAATAGACGCGATTCTATGGGAAATCCGGGTTTAGCAGATCAATACCGTAATATGGGATGTAACTTTTTACTGGAACACTTCACAAACCCCGCTGCATTAGGGGAAAATAAGGGTTCTAACTCAATAGAAGAGGGTTTAATGGCTATATTGCAATCTATTGAGGCCGATAAATTTAAGGTATTTTCGACCCTTTCTGACTGGTTTGAGGAGTTCAGAATGTACCATAGGAAGGATAATAAGGTGGTTCCTCTAAGGGATGACCTCATGTCTGCAACAAGATACGCCTTTCAGTCGCAGCGTTTTGCTGTAGCGGGAAAAGACCCTGAATGGACAAAGGATATAGAATATAGGAATTATGGCATCATCTAGATTGACCGAAGAAGAACTCGTATCGAGAATAAAATCAGAGATCACTGACTCTTTAGGCTATGGGGATGAGGTGTCCAAGCAAAGAGAGACAGCTATGGAGTATTACTATGGTCTTCCCTTTGGTAATGAGGTAGAGGGGAGATCACAGTATGTGGACACTACAGTAGCGGATACCATTGAATGGATAAAACCCTCTCTAATGAGGATATTCGCTTCTGGTGATGAGATGGTTGTGTTTGAACCTCATGGGCCGGAAGATGTTAGATCGGCGCAACAGGCCACGGATTACGTGAACTATGTGTTTATGCGCGACAACCCCGGTTGGGATATTCTCTATACATGGTTCACCGATGCCCTACTACAGAAGAATGGCATTATAAAAATCTGGTGGGATGAATCAGACGAATGGAATAGGGAAGAGTACAGGAACCTCACAGAAGATGAGTTAGCCGTACTCATAAATAATCCTGATGTAGAAGTCATTGAGCATACTGCTCCCGGCGGAACATTTGAAGACTACGGTGAGCAGCAAGCAGAAGGACACCATGTTGTTATAAAAAGGGATTTGAGTAAGGGAAGAATAGTAGTTGATCCTGTCCCCCCCGATGAATTCCTTATAGCCAGAGAATCAAAGAGCATTGAAGATTCGAGATTTGTTTGTCACAGGGTAAGGAAAACCTTATCAGAACTGCGGGAAATGTTTGGCGATCTGGATGTTGATGAATTAGGCGGCGATGAGGACGATGATTTCTCCGGCGAAAGAGATGCGCGATTTGACTTTGACAAATCCTCCGCCCACTCCCCGTGGGGCTTTGAATCTTCGGCGCAGGAAGATGCATTAAGAACCTACTGGTTACAGGAAGCCTACCTGAAGACGGATTATGACGGGGATGGTATTGCTGAACTAAGAAAGGTTTGTCTGGTGGGAAGGAAGGTTTTAGCCAATGATGAAATTGATAGGATTCCATTTGTCTCCCTTACCCCGATAAGGATACCCCATAAGTTCTTTGGCCTGTCAGTTGCCGATCTGGTGATGGACTTGCAGTTGATGAAGAGTACGTTGATGCGTAATCTCATGGACAATATGTACAACATGAACTTCGGTCGATATGCTGTATTAGAAGGCCAAGCTAATCTTGACGACCTTCTTACGCAAAGACCGGGCGGAATAGTCAGAGTTAAATCCCCCAATGCAATTACACCACTCTCCACTCCACCGCTTGAGCCGTATTCTTTCCAGATGTTGGAATATCTGGATGGTATCAGGGAATCTAGAGCCGGTGTAAACAGGTACTCTCAGGGATTGAATGAGAATGCACTGACCTCCCACACCACGGCCACTGCTGTCAACGCTGTGATGACTGCGGCCCAAAGCCGCGTGGAACTCATTGCGAGAAACTTTGCTGAGACTGGTGTAAAGAAACTGATGGAGTGCATCTATGAACTCTTACAGAAGAATCAGGATAAGGAACGTGTAGTGAAGTTAAGAAACGAGTGGGTTCCAATACGCCCGGATATGTGGAGAGACAAATTGGATTGTACCGTTTCAGTAGGGATAGGGCATGGCAATAAGGATCAACAGCTAATGCACCTGTCCACCATGTTACAATTCGCATCTCAAGCGATGTCTGGTGGTTTGAAGATTGTTAATCAGAAGAATATGTACAATATGGGCGCAGCCCTTATCAAGAACATGGGCTTCCAGAATGTTAATGACTTCCTAACCGATCCAGACCAAGTACAGGATCAGGGGCCATCTCCGCAAGAACAAATGGCTAGAGCGAAGATGGAAAATGAGCAGAAAGAACTTGAAATAAAGGCCGCTGAGATTCAGATCAAAGCCCAAAAGGTAAAACAGGACGCACAGGAGGCTGCTGTTGATGCCCAACTTAAGGTGGCTGAACTGAATCTTGAACGTGAACAGAAACGCGCAGTAGCGATAGGAGCAACTTAATGCCTAAAATATTATCGGATGCTGAAAGGCAATCAGTAAAAAGATTGCGTAAGAAAAAAACCAAGAAAAGAAATGGTTTTTCGGACAAAGGTATTTCAATAGCATTTGAAAAACTTGCTGATAAGTCTATGGTTACTGAAGCTGAGTGGAAGGCACTAAGACGAAAGAGGGGGAGATAATGCCACACAAAACCAAACCCAAGAAGGGTAGAGGAAAGGGAAAACCAAAATATTGATGTCTGATTTACAGAGAGAGGAGAAGGCTCAAAACCTCCTCAACAACGAGTTGTTCCAAGAAGCCTTTGAGATACTAAAGAAAGATTTAATGAATCGCTGGTCTGCCAGTGGTTCAACAGAGTTGGAAGCCAGAGAATCAATCTGGCTTGCGATGCGACTGCTTGACAAGATTCATGGTCATCTAACGTCCATAGTTGAAACTGGGCACATGAACAAGATTCTAGACAAGCAACACCCATTTATCTGAATGAGGAATTAGAATATGGCGGATAAGCAACAAGCCCCGCAAGAAGAACAGACGCAACCCGGCAGTATATGGGAAGCACAAGAGGCACTACTCAAGATGCTGGAACCCGAAGGGGAAACTCCAGAAACTGAGGAGGCCGCACCTACGGAAGAGGAAGAGTCCACTGAGGAAACTCAAGACGAATCATTGGAAGAGGAGCCTGAAGAGGAAGAGTTGGAGGAGGAATCCGAAGAGGAAGACGATGAAGGCACTGATGAACGCGCAGTAGAGGGAGAGGACTTGCTGTACGCCGTGAACATAAACGGCGAAGAACACCAAATACCACTTGACGAACTACTGAAGGGATATTCGCGCCAATCAGATTACACTCGAAAAACGCAAGAACTGTCAGAACACCGAAGGGAACTAGATGCATACCAGAATCAATGGAATGCTGAAGTCCAACAGATTCAGGCGGAACGACAACAATACGTTAATGCCCTGCAACACGTTATTGAAAACTCTATGGGTGCTTTGGATCAGTTTGCCACTATAGATTGGGAATCACTAAAGAACGACAATCCGCTTGAATATATAACTAAAAGGGATGAGTTCAGGGAAGCCCAAGATAAGGTAAGGCAATCTCAGTACCAACAGCAACAAACCCAGCAACTCCAACAGCAGGAAATGGCTAGAAGCCATCAGCAAGTGCTTCAAGAAGAGCATGGGAAACTGGTGGAAGCCCTCCCAGAGTGGAATGAACCTCAATCTCGTCAGGCATTAAGTGCGGATATAAAGGCATATGCATTATCTCAGGGTTATACAGCAGAAGAGATTGGCTCTTTAATAGACCATCGATCTCTGATGACTTTGTATAAAGCCATGAAGTTTGATAAGGCGTCTTCTCCTGATGTTGTAAGTAAGAGGTTGAAGAACAAACCTAAAGTAATCCGCGCGGGTTCCGTAAGAACCAAGTCTGAGGCAGGAAAACAGAAACGTAACGCAAAAATGAAGCGTCTTCGGAATACAGGTCATGTCGATGATGCGGCCTCTATTTTGGAAGATTTATACAATTCCTAATAAGGAGAATAACAAATGGCAATTGCTACGAATACGTCACTGACTTTTAGTTCAGTAGCGATACGTGAAGACTTGTCAGATGTGATTTACAACATCGCTCCTATGGATACCCCCTTCATGTCTGGTATGGCTAAACAGACTGTAGATAATACTTTCTACGAATGGCAAACAGATTCGATTACCGCTGGCGCGACTAACCGAAAAATTGAAGGCGATGACAGTATTGCTGCCACCGCACGGGTACTTCCAACGCGACTTGGAAATTACACGCAGATAAGTCAATACGTCAACCAAACGTCAGGAACTGACGATGCGGTTAATTACGCCGGTCACGGCAAACACCAAGCCTACCAACTCGCGAAGAATGGCAAACGCATGAAGCGCGATATGGAAGGTATGTTGCTTGAAAACATTGTACGCGCCGCTGGTAACTCAACCACGGCAAGAGCAACGGCTGGTGTTCCTGCTTGGCTTGCTACCAACTATGTATCCATGAATCCAACATCCGGTTCTCCGGCTGCTGGTGCAACGGGTACGACTGCGATGACAGAAGCTACTGCTACTGCTTCCATTACGGAAGCTGGTATCAAGAACGTCATCAAAGACTGCTACGATGCTGGTGGTAACCCTGACTTGATCTTGGCTCCGTCTGCTATTAAACAGGCGATCTCTGATCTGGCACAATCCGTATCATCTCTTCAGACTAACACGAAGGGTGATGCACCCGCGCACGTTGTGGCCGCTGTTGACGTTTACGTCAGTGATTTCGGAACTTTCCGAATAATCAGTGATCGCAATGTGAAAAGCACGGAACACGTTTTCTTCTTGGATATGGACTTTTGGGCTATGGCATGGCTCCGTCCTTTCCAGACTGTAGAACTAGCAAAAACTGGTGACGCAACCAAACAGATGTTGGTAGCGGAATACGGTTTGGTATCTAAGAACGAAAAATCAAGTGGAATTCTTGCTGACGCAAAGGCGTAATAAGTACCGGGGGCGGGGAAACTCGCCCCCACCTTATGCAAGAATTAGAAACTAACTGTCCTAATATTCAGGATGAATACGGCGGGAAGGTAATATTCCCATTCGGGCCGTGTATATACCAGAACTTTATTTCTGATGACCTGAGAGATTCTCTTC